AAATTATATGCATAAAAAATGCAGTGGAAGTATAATCGTCTATATGGATGACGATGATTATTATCCACCAGAGCGTATTTCTCACGCAGTTGAACGACTGTCTGAAAAAAAAGAGGCTCTTTGTGCTGGATCCAGTGAAATGTATGTTTATTTTAAACATATTCAGAAAATGTATCAATGTGGTCCCTATGGACCTACACACGCTACTGCAGGAACATTTGCATTTCGTAAAGAATTATTAGAACAAACAAAATATGAGGATAATGCAGCATTGGCAGAAGAAAAGTCATTCTTAAAAAATTATACTATTCCCTTTGTCCAATTGGACCCATTGAAAACAATTTTGGTCTTTTCGCACGAGCATAATACATTTGATAAACGGAAATTATTAGAAAATCCGCATCCGGATTATTTCCGTGAATGTGCTAAAACGGTGGATATGTTTATTCGAAATGAAGCCGAGAAAAATGTAAAACAATTCTTTATGAAAGAGATTGATGACTTATTGAAAAAATATGAACCTGGAGAACCCAAAATGAAACCGGAAGTGTTGAAACAAATCAAAGAAATAGAAGCAGAACGTGCTCGTATGATGCAGCAACAGCAACAGCAACAACCAATGTTGATGATGCAGAGACCAGGACAAGAACCCATTCCATTGAATAATGAAAATATTGTGAAACTTCTTCAGGAACAAAATGCAGTGATTACCAATCTTCAACAGAACAATGGTCAATTAGAAAATATAATTCAAAATTTAAACAAAGAATTAGGTAATAAAATGAGCGAAATTACCACGTTAAAAATGGAATTATCAAAAGCTAAACAAAATGAAACAAAGTCTATTGAAAAACAGGTTGAGATACGTGTTGAAAAAATATATTCCAAACTGGAACCAGAAATGAATATTACAATTTCAATGAATGATTAGACATTTTTTTCTAATCATATTCTTCCTCTATTTCATCTTCTATTTGATTAACCAAATCCTTTTTCACATTTTTATCTAAATATCTATATATTCTTCGAATGTCTAATTTATTGATATTATAATTCTCAAATATTTTCTCGATTTCATTTAATCCATCCGTATTATTAGAAAAATCGAATTTATAAAACAATCTCAATTCCTGGAAAAAAGATATCAAATCTTTTTTATCCATATTCAATTCAGTGCATAAATTATATACAAAAAGAATATTGTTATATTCAGTTGAATATTTTGTAAGAACCTTTGTAAATCTTATTTCCGGAATACTTTCTTGATTACGATCAACCAAATCGTGATATAATTTATTATTATAAAATGTCTTTATCAAGGAACTCATTTCATTGAAAATCCATATTTGGTTTTGAAAAGTGATTCGATCAATATAATCAGCGAAACATATATTTTCCAAAATCCTCAAGTAAAAGGGAAATGCGATTTTTTGATCAACCGACCCTAACATATCTACAATATTTTCGTGCCAAAGGAGTGCGACAATTGTACGGTCTGTCTCATTCATAAATTGATTGTGTTCTTCGATTTTTCTGGGAGATGATATCAATAATTGTGTAATCTTTTTGGAATCTTTGTTGAATGATTTTACGTGAAAAATAGAATCCATAGTCTCCATTGTCAACGAATCCGGTTTTTTCTGGTAAATATTATTTATAAAAGACAATTTTCGCATATCTCCTTGAATAAAACTGGCAATCTTTGTTTTTATCGGGTTCTCTATTTTTGGAAAAGTATATTCAATTATCTTTTCCGTTTGTTTTATATTTGGCGTTTTCAATTCAAAAGTGTTACATACTTTCATCAATTCTTTTATTTTTTTATCCACGTAATAATTTCCAATACAAATAATCGGATTCAATGTCTGGTTCTCCAATTTCTGTTTTTTTGTCTTTTTTTGACGGATTAATTTTATGAGTGATGTAATACCTCCTTTGTCTCCATTATTCATAGATTCGATTTCGTCCATAACAATCACAATTTTCTTCTTTTTTTTTGTCATCATATTGAGAACATTTTGGTTCGACATATTATTACTTGTTATAGTATCAATGAGCGATTTATTTCGTATATCACCTGCGTCATATTTTATAATATCATAATTCAATTCTTTTAATAAATTCATTATGAAAAAGGTTTTTCCACATCCGGGTTTTCCATAAATATAAATTCCTTTTTTGAATGTAATAGTAGAACAATTTTCATCAAATGATGTCAAAATGTTTTTGATTTCGTTATAAATTCCGTTTCGGTCGAGAACCTCATTTATTTTTATTTGATTTATTTGATTTTCTTTAAATGAAAATTCATTATTCATACTGGGTTCTCAAATAAATAATAATATTATTATAAATTTATTATTTATTTTTATTCCATTTTTTACGCATTATCTATTTATTTTCGAAATGCACTGAAATCGTTGGTAATGGGAATGAAATTACCTCCTTTAGATGGAAGTGCACCATATGCAGAATAATTATCGATTGGTGTTTTTGTATTTGCATTATTTGCTGTAGATTGATATACTGAGTTCAAATTGCCGGCCGCATACGTTCCATTTGAATTTGGTCCGGTTGGAACAGGAAGAGTATTGAATCCATTACTATTTGTAGTATAAATATTGGAAACATTTGTTGCATTGCCTTTTCCAATAGAACCAATAGTATTAATTGCATTGTTTGCCACATTTTCAGCAGCACCTACTGTAGTTGTAACAATATTTCCTGCTGCATCAACCGTATTATTGAGAACATTCCCTGCAGTATTTACTGTATTATTCAAAACAGATGAAACTGGACCCCCCTTGTAGGATGAAGAAGGAGTTGCATAAGAAGAAGGGGGTGTGCTAATGTTTGAAGTATGGTTGCCATTTGAACAAGTAGGACATCCTGTAGCGCAACCCGGGCAAACGGGAGGAACAATTTGTGTTTTCAAAAGATAGTCTTCTGAGAAATTTTTACCACCAATATTCAACATTCCTGGATTTTGAACTGAATTATTGGCTGTAGTATTCCAATACCAGAACCATTTCCAATATTCTGATGAATTCAAACCAGTATTTGGCATCGCGGCAGTTCCATACATATTTCCTGACATATTTCCATTCATTGGTTTATTAATGAAAATATTTTGAGGTCCAGATGGCGTAAATACGACGGCATTTACAATTTTATAAATTCCTTGTGTGCTATCATTTGTCAACACAAATACAAGTGTATTTTGTTGATTTGCTATATAAACCACCATAAATTGTCCAATATTCTTTGTCCAAGAAGTAAAATTTACTGAATCAACTATATTGGAAAGATTGGTTGTTGTAATTGGATTTCCATAACGATTATAAATAGTCATTCCTTGGGTAGATTGAGGTGTTTCTAAAATAAGATTTCCATTGTTTGTATCAAATGCGACTAAATTATTCAATTGATATAATTTATTACCTGGACCATATTGTGGAAGAATAACAAATGTATTATCACTTGGATTGGAAGAAAGGGATGGGTTATCCAATACTGGAAGAGTTGGAAATGAACCATTATTGAAATAACTTTGTTCTTTGGTCATACCATCTTTATCAAATAAAAATGAATAAATATTTTGCGATTTTGTTTGATTGAAAATATGGATAAATGTATTTGACCCCCAAGCAAAATAGAATACTTGATAGCAATCTGTATTTTTACTACGTGTAATATATGTAAAATTAAAATTACTATCGCTTACGGCAGACGGATAATTGGGTAGAATATTAGTAGCATTTCCGGCATATGTTTGCACTAAAGAATTACGATCAATAACATAAATATTGGTTATTTTATTAGAATTGTTTTGATTTGATGATAATGCTGGTGTTGAGGTGGGGGTTAAGGCTGGTGTTGAGGCGGGGGTTAAGGCTGGAGTCATACCAGTCATTGGCTCGTTATTTTTTTGTAAATTTTGTGAAAATGATTTTCCTTCGGGTGTTTTTATAAGAGCCGCATAATCTTGGTTTGTTGTAGTTAGATCATTTTGTAATTGATGTGCAGAAGGATTATTTTGAATACCCGATTGAACATCATTCATAAGTTTAGCTACTTGTGGAGAAGACTGTATACTTTGAATATCCCCCATAAGTTTAGCTACTTGCGGAGAAGCCTGAACATTTTTAATATCCTCCATAATAATAGCTGCTTGTGGAGAAGACTGTATAGTTTGAACATCAGTTTTTATATTTTCTATCATTGCGTGCGAAGCAGGATTTTGTATGATATTTTTCAAATCTGTTTCAACCATTTGTAAATCATTTGTATAATTCATTCCTGCTGGAGAAGCCAATAAAATAGATGCGTTTGATATAATATCATTAGAAGGCTTAGATATATGTTCAGCATATGGTGTCGTAGGCATTGATATATGTGTATCACTTCCGTGAAATGCGGGTGCATCTATTTCAATCAAATTACCGTTCTTATTATCAAAATACAAATTATCGTATAATTTAATGACAGATACAGAAGCAGAATATTGCGGAATATTTACCAAATCACCCATATTTGCAGTTATATTAAAATCGACAAATCCTTCTGATTTTTCGGAAAATCCTTGTAATATTTTATTTTTTCCAAAAACAATTGATAATACTAAAATAAGTAATAATATTATAAAAATAAATAATGGACTTGTAATTATTTCAGTAAAAAATGACATTATATATATTAGAATCTATACTTTATATTAGGAAAATATATGACTGAATATATTTGAAAATACTGGTATAAAAATAATTTTTCGATATAATATAAGTATGTCTAAATCAAAATTATTACTACCATATTATGATAATGAAAACAAATATGAAATTGCAACAGATGAAGCAGGACGCGGTCCTATGTTTGGAAGATTATATGTTGCCGCCGTAATTTTACCTAAAGATGATTCTTTTGATCACTCTCAAATGAAAGATAGTAAAAAATTTCATTCCAAGAAAAAAATCGCAGAAGTGGCTGAATATATTAAACAAAATAGTATTGCTTGGTATATTCATTGGATTGAACCAGAAGAAATCGATAAAATCAATATTCGACAAGCCGTATTAAAAGCTATGCACGAATGTATTCGAAAATGCGTTGAAAAAATAGGTTCTCCTGTTTGCGAAGAATATTTCATTTTAGTGGATGGAAATGATTTTGTTCCATATATGATGTTTGATCAAGCGACCGAGAGTTTTGAGAAACTACGGCATCAAACAGTAGAAGGCGGGGATAATAAATACACTGCAATCGCAGCAGCATCTATTTTGGCTAAAACCGCGCGCGATAACTATATTTTGGATTTATGTGAGAAATATCCTCTTTTGAAAACACGATATGGATTGGACACCAATATGGGATATGGAACAAAAAAACATATGGATGCGATACGAGAACACGGTATTACACGATGGCATAGACGTAGTTATGGATTATGTAAAGATGCGAAAATAAACGAACTAGTATAAAAATATTTTCATTTTTGTTTTCTTGTGTTTTTTGTGTTTCTTGTGTTTCTTGTTTTTCTTGTTTTTCTTGTTTTTTTTTTACCAGCTTTTTGTTCAGAGACATCAAGACGAGAGACATCAAAATTACCATTTCTTATTATAAAAATCGTTATAGCTAACAATGGAAGACATACAACTCTTCCATATTTTTTTTCTGTACTTTTACAACATAAAATCAAAAGATAAATCCAGTAAAATAAAACAAAAGAATCCTCTTCAGAATAACCTTCTATTGGTCCTTGATTTAGTCGTTGTTTTCCGAATAAAGAATTTAAAAATGGTGGTTTTGGTGTTTCTGGTTTAGTAATTTCAAATTCATAATCTTCTATTCTTTTTTTTATTTTGTTCAACCTTTCTTTATATTTATCTTTTTCGACATCATCCAAATTTTCGTCTTCTAAATAATTTATTAGAAATTCTATAAGTTCTTTTGTTTTTGATTCAAGTTCTTTTGTTTCTTCTAGTTTTTTTTTCAATATTTCAATAATTTCTATTACAATAGGTCGAAACAAACGTTCTAAAGGACATGGAAGAATAGTTAAATAACAGGAAAATGGATATTTTTCATAGTTTGATTGTAGGTTTAAAACAAGATTATCTATGCCTTCCCTCTTTTCTATTATATTTTTCACTTTTGGTATAAAACCTTTTAAAAATGATTTAGAATATTTCAAAATCATTGAAACTTCTTCATCTATTTTTTTTTTCAATTTGATTTCATTTTCATTGATTTCTGTGAGTTTGAGTTTTTCATCTTTATATGTGTATATTTTGAGTTTTTTATTAGTATCATAAAAAGGTCTATAATCACTATTAATTTTTTCAAGACTAGGTACCATATTTAAATATTGTTTATATGAGTAGGGTAATCCTGCAAAAAGGCGGTAGTCTAAACCTTGTAGTAAAGTTGAGCTCTCACTGTTAATATTGTCATGACTTAGAACAGAGATCAAATCTTCTACTTCCTCTTCTACTTCCTTTTTTCTTTTGGGAAAAAATCGAGTATACATACTATCAGATCTTCTGTCATCAATTAAGCCATTTCTAGCAGCAAAGCGAGCAATAAAATCAGGTTTTTTTTTGTTTTCCACGTTTTTTGAATCTGGACTAGTCACTTGTTTATTGTCTACTATTGCAACTTTGTTTTCCACGTTTTTTGGATCTGGACTAGGCACTTGTTTATTGTCTACTATTGCAACTTTGTTTTCCACGTTTTTCAAAACCTTAACGTCGTTTTCCAAAACTTTAACTTTTTTATCTACAAAGTCAAGAGAATTTGCTACTTTTTCTTCATAGTTTAATATTTCTTTAATTTTACGTTCTAACTTAGAATCTAAATTAGATATACGATCTTCTACATTGGATTCATTATTCTCGTTTAAACTCATAATTATACAATATCACGATATTTTATTCCAATTAAAATATATCAAATAATTCTCCTAAATAACTATCATCATATCATCAACTGATTTTTTCGTAATTGTCATAAAATCAGTCATTCGATCCAACACACTATATCCAATCAACAATTCTCCATTGGGTTGATATATAAATCCTAACGAATATTCCACTTTTTCCTTTGTAAAGGTAAAAAAGGGTGTATATTTTTTCAATTGATACGTCTTTGCATCGAGAACCACGAAAATATGATAATAATAACGACGATCTTCATAACTTACTGAATGACACAAGAACCAAATTTCATCTCCAATAATGACTCCATTTGTGCTTCCGCGTAAATGACGGAAAAAATACGGACTGTCAATACGATTCTCTGTAATAAATTGATCGTCTTTTACCTGACCAATCATAATTGGATACCAATTATAAATCATTTTTTTCTCATCTTTATTGTTTTGAAAGAGAACCCAGTTTTTCTCTATTTTATTCTGGTTCTCTATTTTCAAAAAGGAACTATTCGTTTTTCCATCTTGAATAGAACCGTGTTCAATGACCATATTTCCATATCCTAATCCACGATTTGCATTGAATAATAATTCACCTTTATATGTCATTAATCTGACATCCTCTAACCCAACATATAAATTATCGGCATTTGTATCATATTTCAATAAATATTCCTCTTTCTTTTTCCAAATAGGATTCAAAATATCAATCACGGCAATGACATTTTTTGTAGTAATATGTTCTCGGTTCTCATAATTTCCATCATCTTTTATTTTATAATCAACATATCGCATATTGATAACTAGATTACCATCATTCATACAAATAGAAGGAGAACTTGAGGAAAAATGATCCAAATCATCTTCTAATAATTGTTTTCCTATATTTTTAAGCAATTTACGATTTACTTCAAGAAAATTCGTTGTTTGTCCCTCTTTTAACGTGGATGCATAAAATTTATAATTCGAAAGAACATTTTTATATGTATTATCGTCTAAAAAAGGATAGGCAACTACTTTCATAGAAGTCTTTGCCAAATTTGTGTGATTCAATTTACAATAATATCCCATAATAGTCAATTCATAATCCAACTTATAATCATAAATATCCTTTTTCAAAAACAAATAGTCGAGAACCTTTATCTTTTTTCGTTCATTTGCCGCAATAACATAGAATTGATATGCCAAATTATATTTCTGATTTTGTCTATAATAAGTAATTATTTCATAAAGGTTCTCTATTCTCGCTGGAAAAAAGTTATAAGCTTCCATCCAATAATAAATTGCATTTGGCATATCTCCTTTTTTTGAATAACAGTCCCCTATTGAATAATAGGAATGCCATACTTCTTCAAACCACCCACCAATGTCAATTCGTTT